TAGGTAAAGTTGAAGGACTCAAAGAGCTAGAGAAACAGATAAGCCGCATTGGAGACTTTCCAAAAGTGATGGCCAAGGAACTGCGCCAAAGCAATAGGAAAATCGGACAGCTTGCATCGCGCAAAATGAAGCCGACCATTCCAAGAAGCGGTGAAGACTTTAAGGTTTACAAAGGTTCGGGTGGCAATGGCCGCGCGCGCAAGGGTGAAGGCGTGGTTGTCAAGACCATACCAAGCGGCACATTGCGTCGATCGATTGGCGTGCGCAATAGTCGCGGTAGCAGAATCAACGTATTTGTTGGACCGCGTAAAGGTGGCGCGGTACGCAACGACGGTTACTTTGCGCAATGGACGGAGGACGGCGGTATTGGTGGCCGCAGAAAGTCCGTCGATAGTCCAACATACAATAAGATTGCGCCCGCTTTGGCACGCCTGCGTCCGATGATGGAGCGTTTAATGATTATGCAATACCGCAGGGTGTTCAACAAGTTCAAACTATAATGGAGACAGGCAAGGCAATTTATAAGCTGCTCAAAGACAGCAGCGCAGTCGGTGCAATTTGCGCGGATCGCATATATCCAGAGCTTGCGCAACAAGACGCTGACGCTCCGTTTGTGGTTTACACTGTGGTCGACACTACGCCCAGCGACACCAAGACCAGCACGTCGAAGATTGACACCGCGCGCGTGGAACTATACTGCGTGGGTGACGACTACGAGACTATCATGAACCTAGGCATTGCCGTTCGCGGTGCGCTCGACAGGCAAAGCGGAACCATTAGCGGCGTGCAGGTGCAGTCAATCAGCTTTGACGCAAGCGACATCCAGTTCGACAGCGACCAACGCGTGTACGTATTGGAGCAGACCTACAACACGCGCGTGCAACGAACCGGAAGCGCAACAACGCTCACCACGTTTCCGGGCAATAGCTGGACCATTGAAGAGGTGGACGGCACGCCAACGGGCGCGGTCAATAAAGTCATTGTCTCAAATGGGTCCTTGACTATTGACGGCAACACCGCCACACTAGACACGGGCGGGAGCAGTAGCGGCGTGACAAGCGTAAACAGCTTGACAGGCACGGTTGAGTTGTACGGAACAAACCTGAACGTTCAAAGCGGCGTGCAACAAACCATCTACGGCAAGTTTCAAAGCGTCGATGGTGACTTGACCAGCATTCTGCAAATCCTCAAAGGCTCTGCGCAAAACGAGCTTGGCGTGTTTAGTGACGTGTCAGACAACACCAAGCCATCGTTGAAGGTGACAAGTACCAACGCCATTTTGCGTGGCGGCACGGCCACTCTAATCAAGGCGGAACAGACAAGCCCAGGCACGTTAACGTTTGCGGTTGCTGCTGGTGCAAGCGACACCGAAACCACGGGTATGTTGGTTGCCGGCCAAGCCAATGGTAATGTTGTAACCACATTCCCTTTGGAGGTGCGGTTCACCGGATCCACGTCGGGCATTGATTACGGCGATCTTGACAACACGCCGACCACAATCACCGCTGGTCAAGCAAGCGCAATCACGGCGAACACCGCGAAGACCGGCATCACATCTGGTCAGGCATCAGCCATTACGGCCAACACTGCGAAGACTGGTATCACGTCAGGACAAGCATCAGCCATCACAGCAAACACGGCAAAGATTACCTTCCCTGGCTTTGGTACGTCAGGAGGTACGGCGCTAGAGGGCGACACGGTATTGTTGCAGCTTGGCACAACTAGTTCGACGGCGTTGGCTGGTGATACAACCACAATCACATCGGGTCAGGCGTCAGCCATTACCGCGAACACCGCGAAGACGGGTATCACGTCAGGACAGGCAAGCGCAATAACAGCGAACACGGCAAAGGTGAGCGCTGATGGCTCAGTGACCACACACAACGACGTAAGCGCCGCGGGTAGCGGCGCAATTATTACAGGCGACGAGCGTACAAAGCTGACAGGCATTGCAGCGGGCGCGGAGGTCAATGTAAATGCAGACTGGAACGCAACAAGCGGCGACGCGCAAATTTTAAACAAGCCAACCATTCCGACGGTTCCAGTTGATGACGTGACAGGCGGAACAGGATTAACGGCAAGCCCAACGACGGGAAATGTTGTTGTCAACCTTGACGATACAGCGGTGACCGCTGGTAGCTACACCGCAGCCGACATCACCGTTGATGCGCAAGGCAGGATTACAGCGGCCGCGAATGGCTCAGGTGGCGGAGGCAGTAGTTTTCCGAGCGACCATCTATTATGGGAAGGAACTGCCAGCACTGTCAGTTACTACAATATAGGCGCCGGGCCGGGCTGGATAGCTTGGAACACAGTCAGAACATATATGAATGTCGTTTATGACAGTGGCAACAATGAAAACTCCGAAGAACGATACGTTGTACCG